GAGTTCACTGACGCATCCGCGCCTCATCACAAAACGCTATCCAGGCGGAGCGAAAACCCGGTCGTATGTCCATCTAGAGGGGCTATCACCTGACATGGGTCTGGGAATCTTTAATGGTGATATAAATACTCTAGAGTGTGCATTATTGGAAAGAATGTACTATTGCAAGATAGACGGTAAGTTCGTTGAACCACCAAAAGTTCACGACGACACATACAAAAGATTGAATAAATTCAGAAACAAGGTTATCAGAAATGTTGGCAGTCCATCCGTGTTAACGCTACAAGAAGTAGTGGATACATATACCGGCCGAAAACGCACCATCTATGAAAACGCCCTAAAATCTCTGTGTGTGAAATCCGTAAACAGAAACGACGCTGTTAGTGTAGCGTTCGTTAAGGTAGAGAAAGGTAAACCTGGCAAAGCACCCAGATGTATACAACCACGCGATCCGAGATATAATCTGGTCGTTGGGAAGTATATAAAAGCACTCGAGCATAAAGCATACAGCGCAATAGCCAAGGTTTTTGGGGATGGTCCCACAGTGATGAAAGGATATAACGTGGAACAAATAGGCAACATAATAGCAGCAAAATGGAATTCTTTCGACGATCCAGTCGGAGTACCAATAGACGCCGTTAAAATGGATATGCATTGTTCTAAACAATCACTAAAATGGGAACACTCAACATACAACATCATATTTAAATCCATGGAATTGAAAAGATTGCTAAATTGGCAAATTGAGAACAGGGGGCGTGGCTACTGTTCTGATGGAAAACTAAAATATGAGGTAGAAGGACGACGATTTTCAGGCGACATGAACACAGCATTGGGTAACATCCTAATCATGTGTGGTCTAGTATGGACTTATGCACAGGAGCGTGAGGTACATATTAAAATCGTAAACAATGGAGATGACTGTGTGATGTTCTGTGAAAGACGAGACTTGAAGAAACTGATGAAGGATTTTGATCCATGGTTTCTAGATTTTGGATTTCGCATGACTGTTGAAACGGTGGTTACTGAACTAGAGCAAATTGAATTCTGCCAAATGCACCCAGTTGCCACACCAACAGGCTACACCATGGTGAGAAACATCAGAACCGCCCTAGCCAAAGACACAATGACAGTGCTGCCAGTAACCAACGA